TTGTGATCTCGGTGAGCGTCACTGCCTCAGGGATCCCGGCGGCGATGGTGGAATAGGAAACACCGACCCACGCAGACGCGGTGCCGGAAGCACGAACGCTCCGAAGCTGCACACTGATGTTCTGGGTGGACGGGATATTCGGGATGTACATGCACGTTGCGCTGCCCGAAACCGACCCAGCGTCTATCCAGTTGCTCGTCTGGGTTGTTCCAGAAGTCGCAGTGAGAGCGTACTGGACCTGAATGGACCCACTGATGGTGACATACGGATCAGTCGGAGGAGTCCACTGCACCAACATACGGGAGATGGACGTACCATTCGGGCCGGGAAGGGCAGTGGCCGCGTCGTTCTCAAGTGTCAGGTTTGTCGGTGGAGGAACCGTGTAGGGCGTTGCGCCTGGGCAAGCGGTAACATCGTATGGTGTCAGCTCCTCGGAAAGGCTCCACTCATAACAAGAGGGATCGGTCTCGTTGACGGATGCGGCGATATAGAGAGCGGGCGCACCGTCTTCGCCGTTCTCATCCTTCATCGGCTCGACAGCGAGTTGCAGCTTGTCGATCTCCAGATATTTGTTGGTCCAGCCCATTGCAGACCAGTTGAACTGCATTACGCTGGTGGGAATCATCTGCCATGCGGCCAGGTTCATCTTCGTGGTGCCGGTGCCCTGGAACCTGTTCCGCATCAGCTTGATCTTAGCCAGGCGCTGGGCCTGCACGATAGAGTTGACGCCGCGCAGGGTCAGCTCAGCAGGCAGCACGATGCCCCCATCGTCCTGCAGGAACACATCGCCTGCGTAGCCATGCAGCGTATCGGCTGCATAGCTGGGGTAGTTGGTCGGCTGCCACGCCAGAGGCCACAGGTTGGCGGTAGTGCCGTAGTACCAGCCGTTGGAATCATAGAGATTCCCCTCGACGTTATACGGCGAATTCGGCGCGACATAGGTGCCGTTGATGACGTTGCACAAATCGCGCAGACTGCGGGTCGAGTTCCATTCCGGGGTAGCGATGAGCCAGGACTCGTCACAGGTGAACGATGGTCCCTGCCAATAGGCGGGCCAGATATACCACTCGCCGCCTATGCGGGATAGGCGACCCTGCGCCGACGGCATCATCAGGTCGAGGGCCGCGCCTGGAGCGGTCGAGGTGTCGTAGTGGATGCCCTGCGCAAAGTTGGACTCCAGACCCTGCGAGGTCTGAATCTGCTCGTCGCAGACATTGGCCGCCGCGATGAGCTGCGCCTGATTCACCGTATTGTCGCCGAGGCCGAATATAGGGTCGGTGATAACGTCGGCCACCTGCAAGGCCCAGTTGGAGCTAAATTGCGTCAGGCCGGTGCGCGGATCGAACACCGGCTTACCGTTGACGGTGATGCGCACCTCGGGCGCGTTCGGGAACAGCGAAGTGTCGTAGCCCACATTTAGATAGATGTAGGCGCAGCCCTGCAACGATGGAGTGCCGGCAGCCGTGGGAGCCCAGGTGGAATCGTTGACCGTCAGCGACTGCATATAATCGCCGAGCGGCTGATCGCCGAAGCGGGCCTCGGCAAAGACCTTCCCCTGGAATCCGTACGACTGGCCGCCAGGCCCGATGCAATCGCCGATGGTGACGCCGGAGTTGCCTGTGCCGATGGTGACGGTAGGAGCAGAGGTGTAGTTCTGGCCGCCATCGTCAACAACGATTTCGCTCACCTGCCCGTTGACCATTACGCAGTGGGCCGCCGCGCCAAAGCCTCCGCCACCGGAGATGCTCACGGGGGGAACGCAATTGACGGGATAGCGGAAGTTGTCGAGCCACGAGGTGTGGATGCTGCCAATGGATGTGACAGCGCCACCGGCGACCGTAGCCGTTGCGGTGGTGTGCGGGGCTTGTTGCGTGTTCGCGCCGCCCCCGCCCCACGTGAAAGCACCCTGAATGTCGGCGATGGTCTGGCTGCTGTAATTGGAGCCACCGCTGGCCACATCGACTATCCACGCGCCATTGCTGAGGTATGCCCACGCTTCCGCGCCGGAGCCAGTGCCAGCGGGATCGTAGATGCGAACGCGATAGCCGTCCTGCGGGGCGACCTCGGCAAAGCCAGAACCAAGCGTGCTCGCGGTAATGCCGGCGATGACGCCATCGCTGATGGCAACCTGCGTCACCGGAGGCTCGGAAACCGTGCCACAACCGATGTTGGCATGGAAGCCCTGTGTGTTCTTGGCCTGGGACCAGCAGACTTGCCGACCGTCGAGGTAGATGTTGACGATGCCGTCGAGGACGTGGGAGGCCAAGGCGATGACGTAGTTGTAGCAATAAGTCCCACTGGCACCATTGACGCCAGTGGTGCTCTCGTAGACGTTCACGCCGCCGATGCGCTGCGGCCCGTAGACGACCCGGCGCAGGCCGGCAGCTTCGCGGGTGGTGATGCCCATCCCGCGCTGATCGGTCAACTCCTGAGAGAGCGCAGCGGCCTCCATACTTACGCCCATGGCAGCCACAGCACCGATGGCGGTGAGCAGCAAGGGGGATGCAGCGCCCCAGGTCATCACTGTTGCCACGGTTGCGCCTGCGATGAGCGCGGCTCCTACGATTGCTTTCGCCAAAACACACCTCCGCCATGGCCTCATTGCCGGACCATAGGGTATTGCTGATTGCGTGGGGATTGCGGGCTAGACCTTCCAGGCCCGCTTGATGTTGGTGGGGGTAACGAGGATGCGCTTCAAGCCGTTCTCACCCGCCGCGACGATATGCCTGCCGCTCAAGTGGATCAGCCCAGCGATAAGGCGGCCGGAGTCCTCGACGACCACGAGATCACCGCGCTGCGCCATGAGCGGATATTTCCGCTCAGCCATGCCGTGCTTGTTCGCGCAGTAAGCTGCAGCGTCCTCAATCGTGGGATTGTCCACGCCGGTTACAGTTTTGATCGCCTCGATAGAGGAGGGTTCGTCGCTGTACTTCCCCCGGAAGTCCGAAGCGATATCCACGCCGGTCATCGCCTGGATTCCGTCTGCCGCGAAGAGAGCGCAATCATGTACTCCCCAGGCAAACTTGGTGTCTGCCCGGTCAAGGAGAAAGTTGTGATAGCCGCGGGTCGCCCAATGCTGTTGTCTTTTGAATGCCATATGCCTTCCCTCTATGCGTTCCACTTCAGTGCAAGGTCGTTCAACATCTCCACCCAGTTGAAGCCGGTGTCATTGGGATAGAACCGCCGCTGGTCCGCCGAGGTATAGCGGCGCAGGTTCGGCCTCTGCAGGTCGGCAAGCCTGTTTTCCAGCGTCAGTGTGATGCCGATCTCGTCCACGCCCGGCGTGACGGTGGGCTTGTCAACCGTGCCGACAAAGAGCGGATATGGGACACCCAGGATTTCACCAGCCGTGTTCAGCAGAGCGAAGTAGATGGTGACCGGAGCGCCAAGTTGGATGTCGGTCAGGCACTCGGTAAGGATGTTGGGATCGATGCCGGAGAGCGAGATGGTCGTGCCGTACGCATAAACATCCGTACCTTCGAAGATCTGCCCCAACTTGCCGAAATCTCCCACGCCCAGGTAGTTGTTGCCGTCGTAGGAGAGAGTTCCCGCGCCGGTCCAGCAGTGGATGGTCTGCGATTTGAAGGCGATGGACGCCAGGAAGCACGGCTGGATGTAATTGCTCAACAGAGGGGCGAGCATACCCGCGTCGATATTGCGAGACATTACCGCACCTCCGAGAGTTTGAGCGAGAGGCTCATGAGGCCACCAAAATCCTTGTGCCAGGAGCGGGCGTTCTGCGCGAGGCGGAAGACGCCGACTGTGTTTTTTGTGACCAGCGGGGCCCCACCCGCAGGCGTCTCACGCAGGCTCGGCCAGATGGGAATTGCGGCGTTGCCGCCGGCATCCGAGTTCACGTTCTCGCATACCAGGTAGAGCCGGTTGACCACCTGGAGGTAGTCGCCCGCCAGCAGTTGGCCGGTCACGTCGGGAGTCCATCCGCAAGTTTGGAGCGTGGTTGCTCCCACGCCATTGCAGCCGCCGTCGACTGCGGAGGATTGCACCTCGGGAGTGCCCAGGACGACGCCGCGAGGGGTAGCTCCGAAGGGGTCACCGATCTGCAAGACGTTACTCATGCCGCGCATTTCTGCCATCAGACCCTGCCACGGCGCGGCCTGAGCGCGGTTCATTTTCGGCAGGGTGATAGTCATCGACCATGCGTCCGCACCGGGCCATGCTTGCGTCTGCGTTTGGGATGGGACATAGGGAGACGACACCACCGCAACCGCATCAGTCATGGTTAGGTCCAACTGCGCCAGGCCAGGTGAGACGGGAAGCGTGATGAGGGTATACGTGTTGGTTCCGAGAGTGAGCGTGGAAGACATGAGGGCTCCTCCGATCCGGGAGGATCGGTGGTCGAGGTGGGGTTGCAAGGAGAGGCTAAGGCTTAGCGGGCGTGGGAGGAGCGGCGGCCATGGTCACCCTGCGCCGCATTGCTGGCGGCGACAATGTGGGGAGCGGCCTGCATGATGCCACGCTGCACCGCTGCATTGATCGCAGCGGGATCGTTGGCGCCTCGCGCGTCGATGTCCCAGTGGTGATGCGTGACGTTGCCGCCGCCGCCGGAAAGCATGGCGCTGGTATCGCGGGCATTGTTGATCTTGCTTGTCGATCCGACCTGCATCAGTTCGGGGCCCTCTTCGCCTGTCAGGTACCAGTCGCCGGGGGACATGATGCCGCCACTTGCGCGTGGGGTGGGATCGAAGCTACCGGCATCATCGAACTGTCCGTCGATGGTTGGGCTCGTCGTTTCCGGTTGAGGCCCACCGTACGCGAGATTATTGACGCTCTGCGATGCATTGTTTCCGGCGGCTGCGTTACCGGCCGCGCTAGTCCCAATCTTGACCGCCATCTGCCCTATGGAGTTCACCAGGCCAGGAATACCGGACTCACTCGGCTGGTCTCGGCTTTCACCGCTCCCAGGGTCGTTGCCGCCATTCTGATCAAAGATCCCGCCGGATCCGAACAGCCTTCCACCCAACAACTTTCCCGCCCAATTGGAGTTGTTGAGGTAGCTAAGGAGGCCGGAGCCCGCAGCGGATGCTGCGCCGGAGGAACCCCCAGCCCCGCCTTTGGGCATGTTGTCCACGATGACATGCTGGGCCTTTTTGCCGCCCATACCGAGGAGCTTCAGGATATTACCTTCAGCATCCTGCAGCCCGGTTTTGGCCACGGAACCGAAGATAGCCTTGCCCGCCGCACGGAATGGATGCGGATCGTTGCGGTCGGTCATCAGCTTTAGGATCGCGCCGTTGATGTCGTTGACCGTGGTGGTCAGCAGGTCTTTGAACTGCGCGTTGAAATCCTGCGAATGCTTGATCAGGTCTTCGAAGGCGCTATCCATGCCGCCCTCGAACGAGGTGCTCCATACCGCCTGAGCGTCTTGGATTTTCTGAATGTGGTAATCGTCAGTCGTCCCGCGCATCGCGACGTTGACAGTCTTCGACTGCGCCCCTACCATCTCCGGGGAGAGTAACCCAGCGCGGCCCTGGCTCACGATGAAGCCAAGTACGGTCCTATAGTGATCCATCTGCGCGTTGTAAGCCGCGAGATGCGCGGTGGCCTCCTCAATCGCTACAGCATGGGGAGTGAGCGTGCCGTGCGCTTCCGCAACCCTGCGCTGTATTGCGCTGAACTTCTCTGCGAAGGAAATCTGCTCCTCGTAGCCGTGAACCTCGGCAGCGTGGTATATTTCTGCCGCCTTCTTGAGGTCTTCTTCTTCTTGCTTGGCTTTCTTGAGGCGGTCGTCCTCTTGGCTCTTCATCCCGGAGTCGCCAGTGGCTTTGAAGGCTTCGTCCCACTGCTTTCCATCTTCCTCTGTGCGCCTGAGCTGGTCCTCCAGGTTCTTCTTCATGTTCTCGAAATAGGCTTTGACCTTGGGGTCCTGTACCTTGTTCGCCTGAAGCAGCTTTTCCTGCACAGAAAGAGCATTGCTTGTAACTTCACCCTGCTGCCCAATCGCGACGAGGCCGACGCGCGATTGATGAGGCCGGAGAGATGGGATGATAGAGCTCTGATCCCCTGCGCCGTACTTCAACTCGAATTGGCGTGCCTCATCGGTGTTGAGTCCGTCGGTGTCCCGGAGGTGCTGATAACTCTCGCGGTCAGCAATCTCCTTACCAATGTTGTTGTAGTAGCCTTGAGTACCCGCCAAGTGGTTCTCTCGGCGCATGGCTTCGATTTTCTGGACACCACCATAAGCCTTAGGGTTCTGTAGTTCGGAGCCGGAGGCGGTATCGATGTCGTGCTGTGCACGCTGGTAGTCTTCAAGCCCGCTCTTTATTGAGTCATTCGGAGTTGTGCCGATTAACTGCGCGAACCATCCAGCACTCTGCGCGTCGAGCAGTTCCCGCATCTTTCCGATGGAGATGTCGAGCTTGTCCGACAGGTTAATGGAGGCGAGAGCCGCCTCATCGATTGCGTCTTTGAGGAGGTTCTCCGGTTTGTGCGATAGCTTCGCGATGTTGTCGGAGATCTTGTCGTTAGCGACCACCAATTCTGCGTTTGATTTGACAAGCGAAGATTGGAACTCCGCGTTAGCCTTCGCGGTCTTTTGAGCCGCCTCCTCTGACTTCTTGGCGAACTCCGTGACCTTCTCGGTTACCTCCATCACGGTACGTATAAGGGCGAAGACGACCACACTGTCAAAGGCGAGATTCATCGCGGTGGACACGCCTGGCAGCTTGCTGATGATGCCCTGCAAGCCGCGAGGAATGCCCAGACGCAACTCCTCAGAGAGCAGGCGCACAGACTCGCGACTCTTCTCGTTTTGTTCCCGCATCTCCGCGGAAAATTTGCGCATAGATCCATCGGCCTCCCCCAAAGCCGCCTTGAACTGCGCGATCTGTAGCTGGAGGTCGACGTACGCGGATGCGACTTTGCGGGAATTCGCCATGAAGAGGAGTCCTTACTTTGTAGGGGATGTCGCAGGTAGAGCGAACGAGAGGCGCATCGCCAGGTCTTCCGCGATCTCGTCCTCAGTGATAATGCGGGGTTTGCCCCTACCTGGCATGAAGTCCGCCACGGTCAGGGGTTCCTTCGGCCGGCACATGCTGAAGTTCGCGGTGGTTGAGGCGATGATGCCGACGAGCATATGCTCGCGGTCTTTGCCGGCCTTGAGGCGGCGCATCAGAGCGGAGAGTTGCCGCCCAGTGAGCCGCCAGAAATCACCCTCAGATAGACCGAGATCGAAACGCGCGGTGGACCACAAGCGCATCCAACGTTGCGCGTTGGTTACTCGTGGTCCTTCTGAGGGTCCGTATCTTCCGCCTTGTCCTCGTCGGGATCAGGCTCGGCCAGACCTTGCGTCCAGGCGGCAAGAACTCCGGCCCAGATATCGCCGATGTTCTTGCGCGTCACCAGAGCCTTTGCGGCAGCATAGGTGATGTGGGGATGGCTGGCACGGAGACATGCAAAGAGCATGGCGCGCACGAGGGCGATGGTAGGGGTGTTGATGTCGCGCTGGCGCAAGCCGGTAAGCAACGGTCTATCGGTCAGTTCTTCGGCCTGTGCCGTCGCCTCCAGATCGAACAAGAGGCCGTATTGGATGCCGCCGATGACGAGTGGCGTGGTTGGGGCTGTAGGATTCATTCGTCTCCTCCATGGAGAGATGGGCGGGAGTCACCCCGCCCGGTAAGCGGGTTAGTTGCCCTGGGTGACGGTGAGGAGCGTGGTGTGCTTCAGCGAGATCTTGATCAGCGCGATCTTCTCGGCATCGAGGCCGTCGGGCATCGGGAGCGTCTGCACGAATGCGTTCCACGAATACAGATTGCCCGTGGTGGTTTGGCCGCCGATGGGCTTGAGCTGGAGGGTGAACTGCGTCGCTGTACCAGTAGCGAACGATTCCGCCACCGCAAGCTGGCCGGGATCGGACGGCAGGAACACACCGGAGAAGGCGGACTCACCGGGGTCAACCGAGATGGGCAGCGATTCGTCCAGGACCTGGTTGCCAGCGCCAACGGCAGGGCTGTTGGCGTTGGTCACCGTGTCGTACTTCCACTTTGCCTCCGGCAAATTGTAAGTCTTGATTTGCATGATGGGCACGAGCGTAGCTCCGCTCATGATGCTGAGGACCGCGCCAGCGGCGGTCCCGCCTTTGGTACTCGTAGTTCCGGCCATAGAGGCCTCCTTGTGAGATGGTGGTTAGTCTTGGTAGGTAAACAGGACCGATACGTTGGTCGTGGAGAGCATTGCATCGGCCTGATAGAGGTCCGTCACGTTGACGGCGTCGGCGTAAAACACCTGTGGACCGTTGGGCAGCGTGCCCTCGTATCCATTCAGCGCACGCTTCACAGCGAGGCCGAGAGTATGCGCGGTGCCGTAACTGCCTGGGCCGTTCCATGCGGAGCACGAGAACAGGATGCGGGCATGGGCGACACCATCCGGGCCGGTCAGAGTGTGGCCGCCGGTATCCGAGACCACCTGATACGCGATGCAGGGATAAAGCGCCTGATCGACCGGGCTCGGGATCGGCTGAATCGACTCCCCGACGATGGCGGAAATGGACGCCTGGGTAAGGAGGTATGCGGCGACAGAGGATACAAGATCGGCCATGCCTACTCCTTTGCAGCCATCGCGTCGGCGAGTGACTCTTGCAGTGAGGTGAGGGCGGCATCGGTAGCCGCTTCAATCGAAGAGTCAAACGCCCGCGCCATGAAGGGGTTTGCTTCGACGTGACGCATCCCGCTCTTGGGTTGGTGCTTGGCCAGGATGCGCCTGCTGCTTTTCTCAGCCCGGCTGAGGTGGCCGTGAACGACAACATCGTGGCCGTTCTCGATCCAATAGGCGACATATTCGGAGACTTCCGTGCAGCCGACTTTGACGCGAGGGTTGTAACCTTTGCGCTGTTGGACCTGAAAGGAAATGTCCTCTTTCAAGATGCCCGGCGGCAGAGAGTTACTGCCCGGCGTGGGATCGTCGGTGCGCTCGGGAGCTTCTTCCTGCATGGCGTCGGCGAGGACCGCGCCGCCGGCGGCCAGGGCATCGCCGACGGCCTTACCGGCGACCTTCTCCGGAAGCGCCTTGAGCATGTTCACGAACTCTGTCGTGTCGATGGAAAACCCGAACCCACCCATTTACTGGCTCCCTGTGTCCAGGCCAACGCAGGCGAGGACGAGAACACGATGGCGGCGCTGGACGTCGTCTACCGCGGTGATGGTATAAGTCTGATCGCCGAAGACCACCTGCATTCCCGGCAGCACTTCCACCATCGGATAACGCAAGGTGATGCAGTCGGTGGCGTTCGACGCGATGTCATTGTTCTGGAACGAGAACTTGAAGGTCAGCGACGCCGTGGAAGTGATCGAGGCTCGCGTAGTGAGGACGGGCGCCCAGGTTGCGCCGGGCTGGCCATACCCATCGCGGGTCAGGCTTTTCTTCTGGATGGTGATCGAGTGCCGGAGCGTGCCGGGATTGATCATGTACGAAGGCATGGGCATGGTTTAGGCCTGGTAGTACACGCGGTTGGCGTCAAGCAGATCCTTGACGGCGTAGGGGAGTTCCTTGAGGCCGGCCGAGGCGATGGGGAGCCGATTCTCGTACCAGTGCGTGATGAGCATGAGCATGGCCTGACGGGCGATGGCTGCAACCGGCCGGCCCAGCCAGGCGGATACGCTTACGACAGGAGTGACCACGGAGGCGGAAAGCGTTGCGTTCCCGGAGTCATCGACAGAAAGAATGGTCGTTTGGAGGGGCGCGACTCCATCGTCCTGGATGGCAGGCCCCGCCCCAGGGATCATAAGCCGCTGGCCCACGTTGAATTGCGTGAAGACAGCACCGGAGGTGACGTTCGAGTTGGCCGCGATAGAAAGAGTGACCGGAGCGCCGTAGCCGGCGATGTAATCGACCCAGACGCTGTCTACACGGCGCATAGGTCGCGGCCACCAGGAGTGCGGAGCGTGGCAAATGCGGGCAGGCTCTTTCCGGGGCGCGACATAGTAAAGGCTGGGATCGAGGGTCTGGACGTTCCCCTCGTAATCGAGATACTGGACGTCAACGACGAACTGGAGCGGCGAGCGCGAAAGCTCGAAGCGATTATGCTGCATGGGCTCGAAATCATGCCGCGTGGGAAGGTCGTAGATGACGTTATAGGGGATGGGCAGCCGATCCTCGGGAAACCCGTCGAAGTATTCGCGGAAGCCTTGCGTGACGAACGCGCGGGCGGTATGCAACTCCGCATTCTCGCGAGCGGAGCGGATAAGTCCGCGGATATATTCGTCGTCCAGCGTGAACCCGCTATCGAGCTGGAGCTGGCTCTTGGCAGCGCCAAGAGAGACAGGTTCGCAGGTTGCGTATTGTGTGATGTCGATGCCGGCCATGGGTGCTTGCTCCGCAAACAGGGGTCAGGGTTCAGGGATCAGAGCGAAGCGAGCCGAAGAGTCTCCGACTCGCTTCGCGGACCGAGTTAGCTGGCGGACGGAGCAGCCGGCGCAGATTCGGCCGCAGTGGCGGCTTCGGCTACCGGCGCGCTGAACCCGATGTTCACGCTGGCGGTCAGCGGAACAGGCGGCGCGGGCGCGGCAACGGTGATTGTGGCGCTGGAGCTGAGGGTACTGACAGCCCCGTTCGTATCCGTCACGGTACCCGAGAAGTAGACGACGGCCGTACCGGGGCCCGCGCCGGTGTAGGTTGCGGTGCCGTCGGCATTGATCGTCTGCTCGACGACGCTGGTGGAGGGGCTGACAGACCAGGACTGCGAGGAGACGACCGCTCCCGGCGTCTGGGTGACACCATCCGCTTCAAACGGGATGGCAGAGGCGACGATGGACTGACCGACTTGGATAGATGCAGGACTCATGAGGATTTGGCTTTCTGCGCGGAACTCGATCCGCAGGCGAAGAGTGCGTTGGCGTTTCCAGCGCCGGAAAAGGCGCAGGAGGAATTCAATCAGCATGGCTTTCCTTCGAAATCGGCGGCTGGCTCCCACGCGGGATGAGAGCCGGCGGCAGACCGTGGTTTAGGCTGTGCCGAGCGCCGGGCTGACGACGGCGTTGGTGGTGGCGACCGTGATGGGATCGTTGGCAGTGGGCTTGCTGCGAGGCCCGTACAGGATAGCGATGACGCTGTTGATGGCGGCATCGGCCGCGCCCGTTACGACCGGGGTGATGAACGGGAACTCGGGCCGATAAACATCGAGCACCACGCACTGGTTGGAGGTGGGATAGGGCAGGTTGTCGGCGGTGTCGGTGCCAGCCAGATCGGCGGCGTCGCTCCCGTTGGCAAGCTGGCCGCCCTGCGCCTTGACGCCCGGAGCGCCGCCGGTGATGGGGCCAAACTGCACGATGAAGACAACACCTTCAAAGTCCATCATGTTGACGGAAGGTCCGGTGACAGTGGCGGCCCCGGCGGCGCTGGAATCGAGGACGCGAATAACCTTGTGGTTAAGTGCGAACTGCATGGATTGCTCCTTTCGGGACTAAAGCCCCGGTGGGTTGCTGCGAAGAGAAAGTTTCCGACTCATCCTTGCAACCGAAATGAATCGCAAGGACGAGTCACGGCGTTTGCGGCGACGGTTAGCTGCAGCGGATGCGGACGAAGGCCTCGGCCAAAGCCGGCATGCCATCACATTCAGCGCGGGCGATAAAGCCCACCTGGTTTTGGAGCGCGTAGAGCTCGACTAGGCGCTGCACTTCGATGTCGAGGGCGTCGACGATCTCATACTTCGAGAAGTCGCCGCAGATGCCGATATACTGCCCGGTGGTGTAGGTGTTGGGGCAGTATTCCGACATATAGAAGGGCCGATTGAGGATCCGATCCGGCTCGCCGGCGGTAAGTCCGGGCTGCCAGATGTACTGTCCGTAGAGATCCTTCATCTGGCGGATCATGGACACCGTGGTGCGGTGGAAGATCCAGGTAGCTTTGGACTGATACTGCGACTTGAGGGTGTAGAAGGCCTGGGTGAGGCAATCCGCGGAACCCACGGCGGCGGTGGGCGCCGGGAAGCCAGTCTGCGATCCGGTGACCACGTCGCGAGAGACGTCGATGCCATCGGAGGTGGGAGTGAAGACGCCGAGCGGCTGCTGGACGCCGGAGCCGTTCAGGAAAGCTTCTTCCTGGGCGACGCCGAACTTGTAGCCAAGGCGCTTGAGCACCAGCTCCTCGACGCCGGGCGTGAGCCGCAGCAGCTTCTTCGACACCTGGATGCGCTTGGCAAGCGGGTGCGGGCGCAGTTCGCGCTTGGCGAGAGTGAGCGAGGAATCGTCGCCCCCCGTCGAGAGTTCCGAAGTCCAGACGGGATCGCTGACATCATCGAGACGGGCCGGGATGCCAAGCGAGGCCGCGGAGGTCAGCGTGGTCTTGGTGGCCATGCGGCGGATAAAGACCTCGTTATCGACAATCTCGATAATGCGGCCGGCGAGCTGCTCGGATGCGACCAGGTAACCGCCCTCAACATCGGAGTCAGTGGCCAAAGCGTTGCGGATCTCGGGCGCGACATCCTGCGGAATGCCTGCGCCGAACATAGCCGCGCAAAACGCTTCGTGATAAGCCTTGCTGCCGCGGATTGTCTTGGCCTTGAACCCGCCGGTGGCGTTGTCGTGCTGGGGGTCGATCGCAGCTGGGCGGCCATTGCTGGCAGCGCCATCCGATTCGCGATTCTCTTGCTTCTCATGGAGCTTGATCTCGGTATCGAGCGCGTCGAAGCGAGCGTCCATCTTGCGGAGGGTTTCCTTCTCGTCGGCGGTGGTCGAGCGCTTTTCCGCCGTGGCCTTGTCGAGAATCTGGCGGTACTGCGTAGTCAGTTCGCCCTTCTCGTTCCTGAGTTCAATCGATCTGCGCATTGCATTCTCCTGAGTTACGAATTCATCCTGCGGGCCGGCGAGGACCGTCGATGGTTTCCGTTGCAGCGCTTGGACTCCGGGTCCAGCCCTGGGGCGCGATGCGCGGGTGGGTTGAGGGCAAAGCAAAGGCCTCGCGACGGCGAGGCCTGCGGCGTACAAAATTGAATTGCAGCGGTCGAAGTGCCCCGTCGTGCGGCTTTTCGGTGCGTCCGATTCGGGCGGCGACTACATCAGCCGCCATAGCACTTGGGTTTCATCCGCCACGCTGCCGCTGCAAACTTAAGAGCGCTCGTAGAGCGCCAGGCGCTGGCGCGCAACATCATCGAAAGCATCGGGAGCTTTGCTGCCGACGCTGGAATCATGATTGGGGCAGGTGCAGCCCACCGCTTCGCATGGATCCGTCTCGCAGTCGGGACAGTTCCCAGCCTGGCACGGCGGGCAATCACATTCGCAGTCATCAGCGCTGGCGCGGGGCTTTGCCGGCTTCCGGAGCGATTGATGCTGGAGCTGAGCGGGAACGCGCTTGTAGCCGCGCAGGTTGAAGCTCTTGCAAAGGGCGCGTGCCTGGGTGGTGGTCTCTTCGTCTTGATTCATAATGGCGTCGGCGAAGCCATTGTCGATGGCTTCTTGTGCGCCCATCCAGGTCTCGGCATCCATGAGCGCCTTCACCTGGTCGGCCGTCTGTTTGGTCTTGGCGACGTAGATGCTTCCGACCGTTTGCGAGATCTTGTCGAGCGTGTCGGCGATCTTCAGAAATGCGGGACCGTCTCCATACGCGAAGGTGGCCGCATTGTGAATCATGAGCATGGCGCCCACGCCGACACTGACCGTGTCCCCAGACATGGCGATGACAGAGGCCGCGGAAGCCGCCAGACCGTCAACAAACACGTCCACAGGCTTTCCCTGCGAGCGGATGAGATTGTAGATGGCGACGCCTTCGAAGCAATCGCCCCCCGGCGAGTTGACGCGCACGGCGATGCGGTCAAAAGCTCCGGCGTTTTCAATGGCGTTGGCAACGCCCTGCGCCGTGACGCCGCCTCCGGTCCAGTAGTTCTCGCCGATCTCGTCATAGACAAGCAGTTCGAGGGTGGTTCCGGCGACAGCCGCTGCAAAAATACGCTTGATTGGTTGCTTCATCGGTTCGCGTTCCTTTCCAACACTGCGTGGATGCAGAGATCGAGTTCGTTCGCAGCTCGAATCTCGGCGGTTTCAGCCTTCCAATCGGCTGAATATTCGCCGATTTTGGCCGCGTAAAGCGCCGCAAAAGCTTCCATTTCCGGCGATATTTCACCCAAAACACACTGAATTACGTTCAAAACTGGCTGTAAATAGGCCGTTTGAGCGTATTTGGCGCGCTCCGGAGGCTTGCGATGCAGCACGCGACCCGTTGCATCGCTAAAGAAGCGCAGATTGACGTCTTTGGCGCGCTGAATAGCCTTCGCACGAGCGGCCACCGAAGGGACCGCGGGCTCATTGTCCTCGTCCAGATCGGAGGAGTTTGTTCCGTCGCCGATCTGATCGGCGGGCACCATGTTGAGCGGAACGTAATAGCGATCGCCGCCAGGAATCGGATTGAGTCCCTGGTATTCGCGCACATCGTTATCAGAGAATGCGCCGATCATGAACATGGCCTGGCAGAGTGCGGTGCGCGCCGCCGTGTCGCCGCGCGTCATGCCGTTGACGTCGAATTCATTGAAGAACTTGCCTTTTTCGCGCGGCAATAAGAGCGAACGGTTGCACGCCTGCTCGATGCACACTAGCCACGGACCAATGCAATCGCTCAGGAACTCCAGATCCTGATGCTCGATATTGTTGTTGGTGGAGCGGCTGAGATCGCCGATCTTGTGCGGAGGTACGCGCCACAGGCCGGCCAAGTCGGAGCGCTGAAACTGACGGGTGAGGGTGAACTGCGACTCCTCTGGAACGACAGTGGTGGGAACGAAGTCCATTCCCTCTTCCAGAACGGCGATGCGGTGCGATGTATCGAGGCCGCGATGCTTTGACTCGAAGCTCTCTTTGAGGCGTTCGGCAGCTTCCTTGGAAAGATTGCCGGAGTGCTTCAAAAAGCCGCCGGTTGTAGATCCGTTGCCGAAGAACTTGGCCCCGAAGACCTCAAGAGCCTTCGTCAGGCCGACAGTCTCGCGGTGCAGAGCAATGGGCGAGAAGGCGTTATACCCATCGCGAGTCAGGCCTGGGATGTAGAGGATCTCGTCTTCCCAGAATTGCTGGGGTATGCCATCCATGGTCGAGACCCAGAACCACATTTTCCCGTTGCGGATCTCCCAGTAAAAAAGGTCCGGACGAAGCGGCCAGAGAGCAACGACTTTCCCGGCCCCGTCGCGCTCGATATAGCTGGCATGACGGCCCCAGATGAGCAGGTGATACATCATTGTCATCCGGTAAGTGAACGACGTCATCCTGCCGTTCGGCTCGTCGTGCAGAAGGAAGTAGAGCGGGTGCTTCTTGGCCTCCTCGCGACCGCGGCCGTCGAGCTGCCGGAAGACCTTCCACGGCAGCTTGGCGACCGTCTGGGCGATAACGTTGACGCACTTGTAGACGTCGCCAACTGTGAGCGCGTTGGCCTCGTGGATGACGATGCCGGAGGAAGTCTGCGTCATGGCGAGCAGACGCTGCAGCCAGCCAACGGGCTGCTCGATGGAATCGCCGCCGACCGCGATCGCATTGCGGATATTGCCGAAGATGCCCATCAGTTCCCGACTTTCTTACTTGCTACCGGAGTGAAACCGAAGAGGGCGATCAACAGCATAAGCACGCCGCCAGCGATGAAACCGGCAGGGAGGTACACCATGCCCGCACCCACGGCAATCAGCGCCATGCCGGCAAGACCGACG